ATGTGAATCAAGGCAAGTGCGTTGTTCAGCCCGTCCCGATCCAAGATGGACGCGAGATGGAGAAGGCGCAGAACGGCATCGGCATCGGGCAACAGGGCGATCCCGCGTACACGCTCGACCAGACTGGGGCGCAAGCGGTGGTGTTCCCAATCGACGGACGCAACGCCATGCGGGACGCGGACAAGCACGATGAGATGAATCGACAGGGCATGGGCGTTGGCGATACGGGCGACCCATCGCACACTGTGACGAGCGCGTGCGTCCATGCGGTGGCGTTCACGCAGCATGGAGTTGTAGCAGGCAGTTTGACCGCACGGTATGACAGTAGTCCCTGTGCGGATCGTGGGCAAAATATGGTGGCGCAGGCGATGACCGTGCGCCGACTCACGCCGCGAGAGTGCGAGCGACTGCAAGGCTTCCCCGATGACTACACGCTGATCCCGTGGCGCAAGAAGACCGCCGACGAATGCCCAGACGGACCGAGGTACAAGGCACTCGGGAACAGCATGGCGGTCAACTGCATGGAGTGGATCGGCGAACGGATCGTACGATACGAGTCAAAATGAAACCAAACCTGTATGTGCCACTGTTGGCAGAAACGATGATGGCGCAAGAGCTTGAGATTGAGCGCAAAGCGGCAGAGGATGGCGCAGCTCGATATGAAGCCATGAGCGAGGCTGCAATCCAACGCGGCGACGGCGCGAGTCTGCGTCCAGCGGAACGGTTGTGCGGCGCGTGGTTCCATGACCTGCACAGTGAGATACGCGCACTGCGAACATCAATTGCTATCGGTGAAGCAGGAACAAACCGCAATCTCTATGGACCAATCCTGCAAGCGAGCAATCTTCGCGCGCTGACTGCGATCACGCTGCACGAAACCATTAGCCATGTGATGATGTCGCCCAAAGGTTGCACGCTAGTGAAGGCTGCATACGCGGTTGGCTCGAGCGCGGTCGCTGACATTCACGCCCGTATCGGTCGTGAGCGCAAGGCCGATATGACGGATCTGATGAACGAGATTCGGCGGCACGCAAAGCGCACGCCGCAGCTCATCAATCGTTGGGCAAAGAACAACCTGGACGATCATGTGTTCAACCGTAAGGCTCTTGGAACTCTCGGCCTGGCGCTTGTTTGGAAACTCGTTGGAGTGGCGCTGATCGCCGACGATGACGGGAACCCGCACGCGGCGCTTGCGGTCAATCGTCATGTCTTTCGCAACCGACCACAAAACTGGATTTCGTTGCGCCCAGCCGTGCAACTGATGATGTCGCACGCTCAGATCATTCGAGCCGGCATGCGTCCTCGGTTCGGGCCCATGGTCGTGCCGCCGTTGCCATGGAGTCAATCGGAGACGGGCGAACTGATCGAGGGAGGACATTATCGGCTGCGGACTCCGTTCGTTGTCAAGCCAACCAATGCGCTCAGGTCCCGACTCAAGACGGCGCGGATGCCAGAAGTCTTTAGCGCAGTCAATAGTCTGTCGGCTACGGCGTGGCAAGTCGATCCGTTCATCAAGAACACGGTGAGCGATATATTGGCGCAGGGTGGCGGCGTTGCGGGAATACCGACTGCGAACCCGCTGATGCTGCCGCCGAAGCCAACGGGCTTGGATGAACTCAAGTTGTGGCGTCGCTCGGCAGCGCAAATACACGAATCGAACGCAAAAGCGTTCTCGTCGAGGCAGGATTTATTGCTGGCGCTCTCGACCGCAGACTCGCTCGAGGACGCGCGAGCAATATGGTTCCCGCATCAACTCGATTTCCGTTCGAGAACATACCCCGTACCGCTCCACCTCAATCACACTGGTGAGGACCCAAGACGGGCCATGCTACGGTTTGCCGCCGCCGTTCCAGTGACGAACACTCGCTGGCTCAAGATACATGCGGCAAACTGTTGGGGGAACGCCATCGACAAACTGCCGTTCGATGATCGCGTTGCGTGGGTGGACAAACAAGCGCGGGACATAGAGCAAGCGCAATCGGACCCCCTGCGGCACGATGGTTGGATGCAAGCGGAAGCGCCGTTTCAATTCCTGGCAGCGTGCAGGGCGTTGTGCAGCGAAGCCGCAGCTGCTCGTTTGCCCATACACCAAGACGGCTCGTGCAATGGCTTGCAGCAGTATGCGGCGATGGGGCGAGACCACGCAGGTGGCCGTAGCGTGAATCTTACGCCAAGCGAAAGGCCGCAGGATGTTTATGCGTCAGTCGCGGCAGTATGCGCGGCCGCAGTGCAGAGACTAGCGGATCAAGGGGTTGCGCAAGCCAAGGTCGTTGCGCCGTTTATTGATCGCAAGATGGTCAAGCAGCCCGTCATGACATCCGTGTATGGGGTGACTCGCAGCGGCGTGCGGTCGCAACTAGAGCCACGGCTGCTCGAGCGCGGTATCGACAAGCGTGAGATTGGTCCGCTGTCGCACTGGCTGTCCAAGATCGTCATGGAGTCCATTGGCGAGGCGCTGTGTGGGGCGAGCGGCATGATGCGATGGCTGCGAGAATCGTGCGGCGCGATCCTAAAGGCTGACCGCAATAGGCCCATTCGATGGACGAGTCCACTGGGATTTCCCGTCTTGCAACCGTACTGGAACACGCGAACATATCAGGTCGGCGTCAATAGCGGCTTCTACGAGATTGCCTTGGCTAGTCCGATGGAGGATTCGCCGCAGCAGTTGTCCTGGAACACGAACGGCATCGCGCCAAACTTCGTGCATTCCATTGACGCAAGCCACATGCTGATGACGGCAAACGCAATGGCGCGCAGGGGTTTAGATTTTGCAGCAGTCCATGATTCGTTCTGGTCACATGTAGCGCACGCAGATGACCTTGCTGCGGTACTGAGAGCAGAGTTTATTGCCCTGCACTCAGTCGATTTGCCGGCTCGACTGAAATCGCAGTGGGAGTCATTGTACGACATCAAGCTCGCAGATTTGCCAGAGCAAGGCACTTTGAATATCGCCGACGTAGCGCGAAGCCCCTACTTTTTCTCATAGTATGTGATGAACACAGCAGGGGTTATTCGTCAACATGGTTATCCAGAACGGCTCCCCGCAACCGTGCTCGATCTCATCAACGATCTTGACCGTGCAGTGCCACGAGTTACGATCACAACACCGATTACCACGGGCGATGTGCAGGCCATCAACTACTCCGCTGGACAGCGCAGTATTGTTGACGCGCTTATCAATCTCGCAAAGAAAGAAGGTCAACTATGAGCCAATTCGGACTGAACAATGTCAGTCTCGACAACCTGCTCTCCCCGACCTTTTATCGCAGCATGAGTCAGGGTTTGACGCAGCAAGCGCAGTCATTGCGAGCAAGCTACAAGCCCTACCAAGAGGCGTATCAAGACAGGCACTTTTCGTTTCTCGGTGGTCTGTTTGGTCAAAAGGCAACGTACTACCGTACTGCATATCCAGCGGGATATCAGCAGGCCATGAACGACGCGACCAGTTACGAGAACCAGGCCCTCTACTACACGAATCTGGCGCAATACATTGAAGACAATCCCGTGCAGGAGGGAACTCCGACCGATGAGGAGATTGCCGCAATGGATCCCGATGGGCCAAGCGTTGGGCAGAGTCAGCTAACCATTCGACCGCCTACTATTCCACAGGGCGAAGACAGCATCTCGCAACTCAATACGGCAGCTGGAGGCATCGGTCTTAGGATTCCCTATGGCTCTTAGGATTCCACAGTTTCGGGATATCGACAAGATCACGGCAGACACCTACCGCACCTATGTCGCGCGGATTGCTGACCCTGAACGCAGGCGATACGCAGAACAGTCGATGGGTTCTGGGGCAGAATACGACGCGGCAGTACGAGAGGCCGATCAACTCGATGCGACGCTTGCCGACCGGTCACGGCGCGAACGCATGGTCAGTCCACTGCAAGCTCGGTACGACGCCATCAGAACGGACCTCAAATCTCGCAGAAACGCCATTGCCAGCAGCCTCAATACGACGATCAGGGGCGTGACATTCCGCACGGCAGGCGATTACGACCTAAACGCAGATATCAACCAAGCGGATGTTGACCGTTTGCGTGGTCATACCCCGTTTCTGCTCGGTGCTGTCAGCCAACGCAGAACCGGCAACAGAAACACATACGCGCGCGACATTGCCTCGATATCGCGTCAATTCAGTGAACTAGCGCCGCTGCGTGCTCAAATCGCTGCGTTTGACCGAGAAGCAAATGCTGGGATCACGAACAGTCTGTCTGGCGCAGAGCGCGCGGCGATGCAGGCTCGGGCAGTTGCCGCACGGCGCAGGGCTGAGGAGTTGTCCCGCGCTACGGCACAACGCCTGACGCAAGCACTAGCCTCATACAACGTAGACCAAATGCGCGGCGCCGTAGCGACGGGTGTTGGAGGCACGCCGGTTGCACGGGGACGCGCACGCTTTGCTGCCCGATCACCTGGCGTTGGCATCAGTATTGGGGGAATGGGTTGAATTACAGCGAAGGCAACATTGCACGCGATTTCGCAAACGCTGACGCGAAACGACAAACAATCCTTGACCGCGCACGACACTGCGCTGCACTCACGCGACCATGGTTATTGCCTGAGTTGGGACATACGCCCGACCAGAAGTTTGAGGACACCTTCACTAGCCTGCCATCGCGCGGCATTGCCAATCTCGAAGGTCGGCTGCTGATGGCTCTGTACCCACCTGGCACGCCGTTCTTCCGCTTGCTGCCTGCATCGCACATTCGATACAGCAAGAATGTTGATCCGCAGAAACTTCAGTCGTATGCGAGCGCCCTTGCAGTCCAAGAGTTGCTGATGATGGCGCGCATCGAATCCGCTGATATGGGCGGCAACAGCAACCGCAGACGAAGCGGATTTCGCTCTCGCAAGCGTCAGGCCATCACGCAGATTCTTGTGACTGGCGATGTGCTCGAGCAGTTCACGGACGACTACAGACTCCGCGTGTTCCGCCGAGATCAGTATGTGACATGCCGCGATTCCTCGCAGGACGTCATGTTCCATATCGTGTGCGAGAAGGTTGATCCGCTTGGTCTGTCCGAAGAAATCTCGGTTCTCGCCGACATCAACATGGGCGACTATGCGGACAAGCCATACGACCAGCGCAGCGTGGATTTGTTCACGCGGTGCGCGTGGCAGCCGTTTTCGCGGGTGTGGCTTGTCGAGCAGGAGATCAACAAGAAAATCGTCCGTGTGAGCGAGGAGCCAGTCACTCCGTACATGGCAACGCCGTTTGAGCTTGCGCCAGGCGAGGACTACGGTCGGGGCTTCATCGAATCGAATCTAGGAGATGTGCGCACACTCAATGAGCTGCACGAACGACTGCTCGACTTCGCCGGCATGTGCAGCAAGTTCGTTCCGTGCATTGATTACAACTCACAAGTACGCGCATCGGACCTTGCGAAGCCAAGCGGCGAAGTGATAGAGGCTCGTGTTGCGGGCGGTGCTGTGCAGGACATTGCGTTCCTCAGCGTCAACAAGGGAAGTGACTTCAACGTGGTCTACCAGACTGCGATGGAGAAGCGCAAGGACCTAGCGGTAGCCATGCTTATGGAGGCCGACAGTGCGCCACGCGGCGAGCGGGTGACCGCATTCCAGATACAACGCATTGCTACCGAGCTCGAAGGCGCACTCGGCGGGGTGTACGCACCGATTGCAGATGCGCAGCAGGTTCCGCTGGTTGAGCGTTTGCTGTACCAAATGCAACGAGATGCGATCATCCCAACGATCCCCCGAGGCAGCATGGATATCGAAGCCGTTACAGGCATCGCCGCCCTGAGCCGAGAGGCCGATAAGGCAAAGTTGTTGCAGCTTGTTGCAACGATGAGCCAGTTCGGGCCCGCAATGGCGCAGCGAATCGACCTTGGGGTTCTGTTCGACACCTTGCTTCGTCAAAGCGGAATCTTCGAGCCTGGACTGGTCAAGACGCAGGAACAGGTTGCTGCCGAAGCATCCGCTGCTATGCAGCAGCAGATTGAGATGGAGGCACAAAAGCGTCTGATCCAGGTGGGTGGAGATGTTATGACAAGCGAGTTGACACCACAGGAGAGCATGAATGCAGGAAACAGAAACGCCGTCGCCTAGCGCGGAGCCCAACGCGAGTCCAACGCCGTCTCTTGAGACGGCTCAGATCCCCAATACTCCACCGCAGGCGGCGGCCCCTACACAGGCTTCGCAGGTTGCTGGGTCGCAAACGACTGAAATGCCGTCCCAACGGTTGCTTGCGGGCAAATACAAGAACATTGAGGATTTGGAAAAATCCTATTTGGAAGCGCAGCGGCAGATCCATCAGCGCACGATTGAGAACATCGAAAGCCTAACGCAGCGCACTGGCATCAATCTCGAGGAAACGACAAATGCGTACCTTGAGTCGGGGCAATTGCCGATTGCAGCAATCGAGGCTTTCGCAAAGGCTGGCATTGGCAAAGGCATGGCGGAGCGGATTGTTCAGGGCGAAGCGGCGAAAATCAGGCTAGCGCAGAACCAAGTTGAAGCCGCAATCAGCGATGTCACGAACATTGCCGGCGGAGCAACGCAGAGAGACAACGTGCTCAATTGGGCAGCGGGAGCACTGCCGAAGGGTGACGTTGAAAGACTCAACGCTCGTCTTGCCGATGCCGCGCAAGCTGCGTCTGCCATGCGAGAACTCATGTTCATGCACCAGCAAGCGCTTGGTGCTGGGAAGGCCCGTCCACTGGTGGCTGGTCAAGTGCCGGCGGCGGTCGTGGCGGGCTTTAGCTCAATAAATGAAGTTGTGCAGGCGATGGCGCGAGTACGCAAGCAGGGGTATGTAGACGAGGAGACTTCGCGCCGCCTCGCAAACACGCCTCGCAACTACATTGAGGGCTACTAATGAGCCAGAATCTTGTTTGGGTTTCCGAAGAACAAACTGCTTACATGGAATCGGTTGGCAGTAGTTTCAGATTTTCCATTGAGTCCACGGCGACCGCTCCTGAAAAGCGGGTTTGTGAGCTAGTGGATATCGCCACATCGCAGCCTTGGAACAAGACCGTTGGGGACGAATGGCAGGAAACGTTCAACCGCTGCATTGAGACATCTAGGACGCAGCGTTCCCTGAAGCCAAAGACATCGGCTGAGATTGCGCAAGACGCAATGCTTCTTGCCGAAGAAAACGCAAGACTGCGAGAGCTGGTGGAAGCCGCTCAATCGCAGTCATCTGCTGCGCCCAAGCGCAAGGCGCAAACAACCGATCCAAGCTAGTCTCTCCTGCGCTCGCGGTGGTTCTCACGAGCCCCGCGAGTTTTCTACCTTTCTGTTTGGGGATCGTTCTTCCATTGGAACGATCCCTTTTTTCATGGCCCGTGACCAACCAGATACCCGCGAAAGCGGCCTGGACTGTGGAGCGGATACCCATGCAGCCCGTGTTCAACTCATTCGCATTTCGACTAAAGGAAACTTGTCATGTCATCAGTCAATTTTGAACGGTCATTGTCTTCGTGGAACGGCTCTAGCCATCCCACTGCTGACAATATGGCCCTCACCATTTTCTCCGGCACTGTGCTGGAGTCGTTCCAGCTTGCGAGCGTTTTCTACGACCGCAGCTCCACCTTCATTTCCCTCAAGCAGCTCAGCGGCGCCATCTCGGCGCAGTGGCCAATCCTCGGCGATGATCCAATCGCGTCGTATCACACGCCAGGAACGCAGCTCAACGTTCAAGCGAGCCAGGGTACGAACGTCACCCGCATCAAGACGGCGCAGAAGGTCATCACCTGTGATGAGATTCTGGCAAACGCCATCGACGTGCCGTTCCGTGAACTCAACCTGCTGCACTACGACGTGCTCGGTCCGTTCGCCACAAAGCTCGGCCGCAACATCGCACGCATTCTTGACCGCAAGATTGCGATTCTGGCGATGAAGGGTTCGACGGAGGCGGCTTTGACCAACGTGTATCAGAGCGGCATGAACGTGAACCGCACTGGCAGCGCGACGTTGTCAACGGCGTTCCCCTTGAGCCCAGCAGGCGCGTACAACTTCCGCACCAACCTGAACTCGCTCGCTCAGACATTTGAGGAGCGTTCGATTCCAGCGGAGGGCCGCTACCTGTTCATCACGCCGCACATCAAGTCGGTCCTGCGTTTCGAGGCCAACTTCGATGGCAGCAACTTGACCAGCGTGCCAACGATGGCGAGCACCTACAACCGAGACCTGTCGAACCAGCCCAATGACGTCAATGATCGCGTCATCGGTCGTCTTGACGGGTTCAACGTGATCGTGACCAACAACCTGCCTTTGTCCAATCTGTCGTCGCCGTCAGCAGGCACAGAAGATGCGGCCGTTGCGAGTTCGGCGAAGTATCAGGGCAACTTCAGTGGCAGTTCGACCCACAAGCGTCCTCTCGCCGTCGCTCTGTGCTCGGCCGATAGCGGCCACCCTGGTATCGGCATGGTTCAGGCCATGGGTATGCAGACGCACATCAGCCCCGACGAACGGCGTAATACGCAGTTCATGAAGGCGCAATTGATGTGCGGTCTGGATTGGCTCTGCCCGTGGGCGTGCGGAAGCATCTCCATTAGCGCGAGCTGATTCACGCTCGACTCAACCACTCAACATTGGGGGGTGGGGCTTCGGCTCCACCCCCTTTGTTTTTCTTATGACTACCGAATCTGGTCGAATCGTCAGCCTGTCGTTCCGTGATTGGCTAGGTCTCCTCGGTTTAGTTATTACAACCCTAGTCATCGTCGTTGGATGCTGGATTCAGCTCATACGAATGATGGAACGCATAGACGCAAGTGTGCAATTTCACAACCAACGACTCCAACGGATTGAGTCGCAGCTTGACAAAACAACATGAACATTCAACCAAACCTTGTTACTAAGCGGATCGACGGCACGGCCAATGATCTGACTGGGCCTGTCGTTGGAGCATTCGTTTCAACTCATCAACCGAGATGGCGATGGCTTCAGTTTGACCGAGACGGCTCATCGTACACGGCCTACGGCGTACTTGGCACAAAGCCAACGGCTGGCATTCTCTACGAAGGCGGCAACGAATCGCCATCGCTCATTCGTGTGCAACCATTTACTGCAACAAGCACAAACACGACTGGCGGCGTTCGCGTTGTCGGCTGGAACATGTATTTGGACGGCTCAACGGAAGTTTGGATTCCAACAGTTCTCGGCGACGCCAGTTTCGCCCGAACAAGCGGCACGACCGTGCTAATTGAGATTGGCGGAACAGACTTTTATTCGTATGGTTCGGCGTCGGCCACAAGCGGCACTCCCGTACCAAACCTCTATGGTCTCGGCAACGTTTCGACAAATCCGCCGGCATCAATGGTGGTTGACACGATGGGCGCTCAACTTATTCAGGTCAGAGCGATTGCGGCTGCTGGTGATTTTGGCGTCATGTGGTGTACGATTTGATCCATGCGTAGCCTTCTCGGACGAAGCACTCGACACCCCGCTCGATCTCTCGCTGCACGGTTCATGGGCTTTACGAGAGATGGCGATGGCTCCACGCTTTCGCTCGACTTCACGCAGGGGATTCTTGATTCTCGAATATCGTTTTCCCGATCCACCACTGCGACATTCATATCAGTTGGGAACTTGACTGATCCCACGCTGACCATTGAATCTGTTGGTGGTTCAGTAGTTGGCGATTGGGATGACCCAAACATTTGGGATATTGCTAAATCACCGCGCGATGGGCAGGTTTTAGTCACAATTCTTGTTGGCGACACGGTCACTTTCAATGATTACAACACGGGTGTTTTGTTATCTACAGCGAGTGTAAATGAGCCCCGCTTCGACCACGACCCGACCACGCTGGCACCGCGAGGGCTGCTCATCGAGGGGAGTGCAACGAATCTGCTGAACTTCAGCGAGTCGTTTGCAACAAGCGGCGGCACGAACAACAACTGGGGCGATACAAACATTACGCGCACCAGCACCATCAAAACTGATCCCAAAGGCGGCACAACTGCGCTACGGATCACCGCATCTGCGGGAAACGGCACGATCATCAGCAGTGCCGCTATTGGAACGAGTGCAGAACGCACGTTCAGCGTTTGGCTGCGTCGCGTGACGGGAACTGGGGACATCCAATACACGCAGAACAACGGCACGAACTACACCACGCAGGCGATCACTTCGTCGTGGGTGCGGTACACATTTACGCACACTGCAAACCATCAAGTCGGCATCCGCATCGTGACGAGCGGTGATGCCATTGAGTTGTGGGGCGCACAACTTGAGGCGAGCTCTGGAGCATCCTCGTATATCCCCACGGTCGCCAGTCAGGTGACGCGGAATGCGGATTCTGCGGTGATGAACGACATCGCATCGCTCAACTACAGCGCAACCAACGGAACCATTTACTGGTCGGGAATCATCAACAAGCAGCCGACTTCGTTCAGCACGCTGATCGGGTTTATGACTGCCATCGACCAGCCTGCATACGAAACATTCGGAAATGCCTTGAACTACTTTACGGCAGCGCGTGGCCCAAGCCTGAACACCGGAGGTGCAAACGAGGTGGCACGCCCGTATGTCCTTGGGTCGCTCATCAAGTACGCCTCGTCCGTAAACACGCTTGTGAACCCAATCGTGGCGGTCAATCTGAACGGCTCCGCAGGCAGCGTCAACAAGTCAGGTACGGGAGATATGCACGTTGCAACTCGGCTTGTTCTTGGCCGACAGCCGAGCAGCACTTACGGGGCAAACTATCCCAGCGTGACTATTCGCGGCATCAAGTATTGGCCCACCACCAAGACCGCGGCAGAACTCGCGGTGCTTACGGCATAAACATGGACTACCTCCTCCGCACCATCACCGAAGCCCGAATGAATGACGCGCTCGAAGCGGCAGGCATCCTCGTCGAG